GATGAACATAGTTCTTACGGTGCTGTCGGCTGGGTCTGTGGACTGGAGCCGGATGACCAGCCCCGGTTCGAGCTTGCCATAGTACGCCCCACTGCTATATTCTGGCGAAAACCGCTGATCTGAATTATTGAGCACTACCGACAGGGTGCTCTCCCTGGCGATGGGTTCGTATGGGGCGCTGAACCCCAGCGACCACGCAGCACTGAGCATGTACGCCGATATGTCGGTGTACGTTCCAGCGGTAACAATGCCGGATATTGAGAGCGTCCACGTTGGTGTTGGCATCACATAACCTTAGCGAAGGCGCGTCCGCGCTGGCGGGCCACTTTCGTGACCGCATCGAATAGTTGCGAATCCGTCTGCACGCCGTAAACGTTGACGTTATTTATAACCATGCCGCCGCCCTGTCCGCGAGGTGTAACCTGCACATGCTCGCCGCTGGTCGCACCTATTAAGAACGAGTCATTTGGAAACCCGCCCGGAACGACACCAGAAAGACCGTGAGCGCCGCCAACGATACCGCTGAAACCTGCCGCCTCCAGCCCCGCCTGTATTGTGGCCTCGTCATAGTTGCCGTAACCGCCCGCCTGTACCTGCGTGCGTAAAAAGGCGCCACCCCAGTCTGCCATCTTGCCGCCCTGATCGGCCCCGGCATGGCGCGCTTTCATGTCCTTCGCTAAGTCTCTGATGTGCTCCCACCCCTCACGGCCACCCGCGCCACTGAATGCCTCGCCATGTACCTCTTCGTGTTCTGCGGGAGTGCGCGGGGCACGTAGGCCGCCGCCCGGTGTGACGATGCCCTGGCCCGGCGCAACGGATTCCCCCTGCGCGGCCAGCCGATCTCGTACCGATGCCGCAAGGTTCCTCTCGGCGCGAGATGTAGCATTCAGTTCGCTCTGAAGCCTTCGATGCGCCCCTTGCAATCCATCCAACACCGTCGCCTCAGCTGTCCATAGCGCCAGATTTCGCGCTGTGGGCATCGCGCGATACGCCTGTGCTAACGCGTCAACCTTGAACTCTTGGTCAAGTATTTCCTGGGTGGTGTCCCCAATAGCCAAGTCTAGCGAATTCTGCATAGCTGTGTTCGCTGCTAATACTTGCGTATTTCTAGCAGCAGCGTCTGAGCTATCACCAGTCAAATTAGCAAGAAATTCCTGCGCATTCGCTTGTCTGATAGACCACTCTGTTTGCATTTCCTGGGCATCCGCTTGGCGCCCCGCCTGAGCAATCCCATCCTCCGACAACGCCTGCAAATCAGATCCCATAGCAAAACGGATTTCGTCCTCCTCCAGACCGGCTTCTTTCGCTTCGGTATAAAGCCTCTCCATCTTGGTCGCGTCGCGTGTCACTTTATTGGAGTCTTGCTGTAAATCTTTATTTCGTGTCGCCCAGCCCAGCCACTCGGCGGCTACGCCCGTGAGGGTCGTGAAGTCACCCCCTAACAAAACAACGGCCTCGGCTAGTATTCCTACATCATAAGCGGCATCCCTGCTGACAGTCCCCGTAGTCACAATGGCGGAATTTAGCCGGTCATGCGCTAACAGTGCCTTGTCTGCGTAGCCCGATTCCTCAAGCAGCGCCGCGGAAAGGTCGTAGGTTTTATCAGCCGCGTCTGCGGTTGCGGATGTGTGCATTTGTAGCGCGCCAATCATGGCTCTGTCAGCAGAGGCTACCGCGTCGGTTTTTTGCTTTAGCGTTTCTAGTACCTCAGCCCCTTCAATGCGCTCTGTCTTTAGTGCAAATGCCGTAAAACGTGCCTCTTTCTCTGTGATTATTCCCGCTGCTACTGCTCTGTCTAGCTCCGACAAGGCGGTAACATTAGAAAGAATCACCCCCGCCTGGTCAGCCATTGTCTGTACTAGCGGCTCCAGGCCGTCGTGTACTAATATCTTAAGTATATTGGTTAGATTTTCGGTTGTTGCGGATAGCTCTGCGTATGCGTCGGTGGCGCTGTCAGTCGTGCCACCAGCCTGAGCTATAAGCACCGCACCCGCGCGCAGGGTTTCATTCAGGAGCGCCTGCTTCTGCTCGTCTGCCGTCAATGCCTCCACCGTCTTGCCTAGTGCTTTGGCATACGCAGAGTTGGCTGCGCCTAGACGTATAGTTAATCCCAGATTGTCAAGGATCATAGGTGATGCTCTTTTTACGCCAGTCGCTAAACTGTTGTACAAAAACGTGGTATCTCCCAATGCCGGGTTGAGCTTCTGTGCTGCCTTTGCAATTTCAAGAAGTCGCGGGGTCGAGGATGCCAGTTGTGTCGCCAGTGCGCCCTGAGCGCCTGCAAGCAGCGTGGCGGTGCTGCTCATTAGATCCATGTCGCTGATCGTGCCTTTGGATGCTGCGCGCAGCTCTCCGAGAAGGTCAGCGCTCGCTCCCACTTTCTTGAGTAGAAATTCGAACGATTGGCCGGTTTGCTTTATTGCAGCTCCTTCTTTCCCAAGATCGAATGCCTTCTTGGCAGCAAAACCGAACGCGGCAATCGTGCCGGTCACTTTGAGCGCGGTTGCGCCCAGCGCCTTCATGTCCGTGCCGGATTTCTTGCTGCTCTTGCCTAGATCGTCCGTGGCCTTGCTCACCTTCCCCAGCGGCCCGCTGGCCTTGTCAATAGCCTGCAGGACAATCTCTAGAACATTCCTAGCCATCTTGTTTTCGCCTCATTTTCTCAACCGATGCCAATGTTCTCCATGCGCCCGGCTCGCGCCTGCTCCATTCCGTCAGTGTGACACTGCCGCGTTGCCGCTCGCTCACGAACGCCTTATAGACGTTCACCGCCGCACCCATGCGCGCAAGCAAGCCAAGCGGCTGATCCAATAACCCGCCCGGCTCCGGTAATGCGTTCCATCTCTCACACTGTAGCCCCAGCTCTAACTCGGCTGGCATGCCGCCGACACCCTCTGCAGCAGCGGCGGCAGCCAGCACTATGCTTCCGGGATTTTAGATTGCTCCAACAGGTGCAGGGCCAACTCCTCAGCCAGCCACCGCGCCTGCGCTGGTGTGTAGTCCAGCGGGTCGACCTTCTTCTTGCCAGCGAACCACTTGCCCTTCACAGCAGCCTCCAGAATCGAATGCCACTGCGCCGGGCCTGTGGCGCTCGCGCCATTCGTGGATTGGACGGCCTCCCAATATGGAACCGCTTGGCGTTGCGTCAGTTCTACAATTTCGACGTCAACGCCAAGCTCGTCATTCGTAAAGGTCGGCATACTACTGAGTTCCGATTGTCAGCGCGCCCGATCCCTGGAGAGCAATCGAGACGGTTACGAGATCCGCGTAAGGGGCCCCGAAGTCTATGGATGATACTATGCAGTTTCCCGACCATTTGACATTGCCTGAGCCGGTGCCCTCTGGGCGTATGTCTGCAGTTCCAGTCGAACCTGGCAGTATCTCCGCGTCGAAAAGCTCTGTCGTATTATCCCCGAGCATTTCAATCGTGGCGCTCCAATCTTTGGTAGTGGTGCTATACGTCTTTTCCGTCGCTGCGGCAGTCGTGTTCTCTACGGTGTCCATTGTTGAATTGACTGTAGCACTCCTCACGTGAGTCATGGTGTCCCCAAACAGTTGCACTACTAATTCCTTGCCTGTGTAAACGGCCATCTGTTACTCTCCTGTTGTCTCGTCTGATTTTGGTGCGGGCTTGGTGTACGCCCGCTTCTTCCGCACTGTGCCCTTCGCCAGCATCTGCTCCAGCGCCTCATCGTCAACATCGTCCGGCACCGGTTGCCCCGCTGGTACTACGCTCCCGTCATCTCGTATCAGGTTGCGCATCATTATGTAGTCGCTCATATATGTTCTCCGTTAGGCCAATTCTCTGACCATTACTTCTGTAATCACCGCGTACCAGACCTCGCCGCTTCCGGGTGGAAACTCTGTCACCGTTCTGGTGGCTGTGGCGCTGGTGATGTCGCTGTTCGTGTATATGCCGCGATTGCTCACCAGTGTCCCCAGGATGGCGTCGCTGTACCGCTGTTGATCTGGCAGCTCATCCGATAGTCTGGACAAGCCCACATTCTCGATCAGCGCCAGCTCCGTAACCGTGTGGGTGTAGTTCACATTCGTATCTACCGCATCGAACACCATGCTGTCAGTGTTGCCGCCCTCAGTGGTTACACCAGTGAGCCGGATGGGAACATCTGCCGACGGAACCGAAGTAGGAATCTGGTTTATGTCCTTCGCTGTCGGCGTGACGGTTGCCCCGGCCTCATTCGTGTAGCTCACGGAGAGGTTGGTTATGGCGTCGGTGATAGCGCGCAGATTACTGGCCACTTAGAAACTCCTCAGTACATACGGCGACAGCATCCGCTCCACATCTCGCGGCAGCGATGAGGGCAGGATTGTCACGCCCTCCACGATCAGCGGCCTGTCTGCGTCCGCGTTCGTATCTCGCTGTCTATAAAGAAAGGCGCTCAACCTCTTGGCGGCCTGCACTACGTCGTTCGGTGCGCTGGTCGAATAGCCCCACGACCCGGTCACGCTTATGGCGTTCACATGGTCGCCGTTCGACTTGCCTTGCCAGTAACTGCTAGAGCTGGGCAACATCTGCAGACCATACGCAGGGAACCGATTCAGCGGAACCATTACGTAGTCTGTGTCAGCCACCAGCGCCGTACCGTCGCCATTGCTAACAGCGGACGGCTCACCGGCCAACTCGAAGCCACTGGAAAAGTACAGGGTCGCACCTTCCACATCGCCCTCGGCGTCGAACTTCTTCGTGCTGCTACTCGCGTCGAAGGTTCGGTGGGTGAACTCTGCCACGATGCTTTCGGCGCTGGCGATCAAGTCGTCAAGCAGGTCATCGTCGTCGGTTGACGCGATGCCCAGGTACGTCTTTACGTCAGCTCTCGTTACTAGCGCCACCGGATACCGCCTTCGCTTTTTTCTTTGAGTCCGCCGCCTGCGCCTGCCCGGCCCGGATCACCTCTTTGGCGAACTCGTCGCTGACCTCCTGAACAGCGCCCTTCTGCATGGAAACCAGCTTGCCATTTCTGCCTGCATCGTGGCCGCCGAACGTTGTCAGCGCTTTTATTGTTTTCATATTACCTCCGTTAGTGGGTGGGGCTTTTACACCCCACCCACATGCCATCTAATTCGCCTAAAAACAGCCCTCTACGCGTTTTTCAGGGCGATTAGATACTATCAAGCGTTCTGTGCGTATTGAAATGCCTCAGCCTGCAAGACGTCTCCGCCAAAACGTATATTGACGAAGAAGCCTACTTGTCCATTACCCTGATAGAGATAAGGGTTCCGAGAGATTACGATCTCGTTCCGCTCGACAATGCCATAGTAGTTCCAGTTGCCGATAACTATCACGCTGCGCCCGCTAGCCATCGCGAGGATCTGGCTGCTCGTGTACATTGGTGCGCCGTAAAGCGATTGGCCAGCTCCACGCGTTCCCTCACCCATTGGGGTCGGCATAAACATAAAGTTATCACCAGTCAAACCACGGATCACCGCTAGGGTGGACTGGTTCGTTGCCCAGGCAACTGCATCGCCTTCGTTAGCATAAGCCCCTCCGAGCAGGAAAAACAACTCTGGGATTTCCGAGGCGGCGATGGTCGTAGCGCTGTCCAGCGTGAGTGCAGCTGTTCCGCCAACAAGCACACCTTTAGGCTGCGATGAACCCGTTCCCTTAAGGAAGTACTCATTTTCAACGTCCGCAGCTGAGCGCGCCCACATATCACCGAGGAACCCTTCGAGGTTAGTCTTCTCATCAGCGAGTAGTTCGTCAGAAACCTTGGTGAGGTTCGTGAACTTGTACACCTGAATGGCGTTGCTGGTGAAGGTCGGCTCATCCTGATTAGCTGCACCTTCCTCGGCCGTGAGTGCGAAGCCGCCCGTTGCGTTCTCGGATGGTATCTGCACGCTGTCCACGGTGGTCTGCACTACCATTGCTCCAGCTGCGCGGGCTACACTGAGGTCATCGCGCTTGGCTATGATTGTCTCGTGCAATCCCTGAGGGACAAGTACGCCGCCCTCGGTGGCCGTTCCTTCTTGAAGCGCAGCTTTAAGGTTGCTCTTGGTGTAGTAGTTACTGGAACCTGTCTTCACCCAGTGCATGAACGCGTCGCCGCCGTCATGATCTCCGCCCATCTTGGTTTCCTTCTTGGTGGCGGGTGCTTCGGTGAGAATGCCGCCGCGCTCTGCGGCTTCGGCTTCCCACGCATTCTTGACAGCATCCTGCGCCGCCAGGTTCATCTCGGCCTTCAGCGCGTCCATGTCAACGGTTGGCGCTTCCGGCTGTGCTTCTGCGGCCACCTCTTCGGTGACCTTGTTTTCGTCGCTCATTGTCTTGTCTCCTGTATTAGATTTTGTAACCGCATCGGCTTCTGCATCTGCATCCGCTCTGGCTGCGCTCTCTGGCTGTTCGCCCTTTAGCGTCGCGCCCTCTGTCGGTGCGTCTGCGTCTGCCTCCGCAGGAATTACCACTCCCAAGCCCTTCAGATACTCCACGCCCAGCGTGCGGGGCTCTGCGGGTGTGGGTGTTAGCGACAGCTCATATATCGGCCACCGCTTGATATTTCCTTTCAGGCGCTCGACCAGGTGCGCCACCGATCCGGTGCTATAGCCGAGTTTGCCGTTCTTCACCAGCTCAAGCACCTGCTCGGCGTAGTCCTTCGCGCGGCTGATTTGCGCCTCCATCCATAGCCCGGCTTCCTGTTGGCTTATCTTGGTCACGCGCCCCAGCACGCTCTTGATTTCCTGCGCGTGGTCGAATAAAACCACCGGCTCCGGCACCGTGTCCAGCATGTAGTCGGTGTCCACCGCGAAGGTATCGCCCTCCAAGTCTCGGCCCCCGTACACGACCCCATAACCAGCGATGGTGAAGTGATCGTCCGTTATGGCCTTGACTTGCACCGCGTGCTTCGGCCCCTGTTCTGTGTCTGTCGCTAACACCCACACCCGCA